GCGATGCTCTAATGTTCAAGAAGTTACGTTCGATCGAGGATTATATAGGAGAGACACTTCAAGCCAAGGCTCCTGAAATAAAGCGCCGCATTGCTAATAATATTGATCGTCGCCGGCGTGTGAGCGCTGTCGTGGCTGCCGATCTATTTGATAGACCGATAGCCGGCGTGTTCAAAAGTTCTTTGGCAAACACTCCCGATCAAATCAATCCGTTGGAGATGGTAACTGGCCAGATGCGTACTACTCCCATGGGAGAGGGCGGCATTACCAGCGAGCATAAAATCACGGAAGATGCTAAATTAGTTGACCCTTCCCACCTTGGTTTTCTTGATCCCATGCACACGCCGGAGTCGAGCCGCAGCGGTGTGACGTTGCAGCTTGCTTTGGGTGCGAGGAAGTCAGGCGATACAGCGGTCATGCCGTTGTACAATACCAAGACTAAAAAGATAGAGATGGTGCCTCCAGCCAAAGCTTACAAGTCAAAGGTTGTCTTTCCCGATCAAGTTAAGTGGGATCGAGGACGTCCTGTTGCGCTTAAAAAGAAGATCAGAATCTCCGGCGATGGTAATCAAGTAGAAGATGGGTCTTTGGCTGATGCTCAGTATGTAATGCCTAGCCCGACACAACTTGCCAGCGCCTCTTCAAATCTCATTCCGTTTATGCAAAACACTAGCGGCAATAGATCGACCATGGCTGGTAGACATATGGAGCAAGCTCTCTCGCTCAAACACAGAGAGGAGCCTTTAGTTCAGACCGTAGTATCTGGCGACCGCAAGGAACCTCTCTCCTTTAACAAGATGCTAGGAAGAATGAGCTCGCAGCGCGCGCGCGGCGCCGGAACTGTAGAGGAAGTGACGCCCGATCGAATTACCATCAAAGATGAGAAAGGCAAAACACAAAAGGTCGGGCTCTACAACTACTTTCCACTGAATGATAATAAGAGCGTCATGCACAGCACGCCTAACGTGCGAGTAGGCGATAAGGTAAAGAGCGATCAAGTTCTGGCGGATACGAACTTTACAAAAAAAGGAAAGCTCGCACTTGGTACGAATTTAGAAACTGCGTACATGCCCTGGCATGGGTTGAATTATGAGGACGGGGTAGTCGTTAGTGAGTCTGGCGCTAAAAAATTAACCTCAGAACACATGCACCGTAAGGGTGTCGATGTTTCAGATCAACACATAGTTGATCGCGAGCATTACATAGCTCATCACGGAACGTCTCTCACAAAAGATCAAGCTAAGAAGTTAGATCGAAAAGGCGTTATTCGTTTGGGTAGTCCTGTAGCTCCTGGCGATACTTTAATTGCAGCTGCGCGCAAGGTTAGAGAAACTGATGATGAGGCTCGCCTAATGGGCCGCATGCATAAAAGTTTACTGCGTACCACCAACGATGCTGCTGTTCGTTGGGAGAGCGATTATCCTGGAAAAGTAGTGCAGGTAGTAAATCGCCCAACAGAACGAGGCGAGAAGTTGGAGGTGCACGTTCGCACGGACGAGCCGGCAGAGATCGGCGATAAGATCGCAGGTCGTCACGGAAACAAGGGGATCTTGACTCAGATCGTTCCTGACGAACAAATGCCCCAAAGAAAAAATGGTAAGCCGATCGAACTCATTATGAGTCCAGCAAGCGTTCCCGGGAGGATCAATTTAGGACAGACTCTTGAAACTGCGGCAGCCAAGATCGCACAAAAAACTGGTAAGCCATATTTGATCCAAAACTTCGATGGGACAGAAGATTGGAACGATCGCATAACTAAAGATCTAAAAAAACATGGCGTTGAGGACGAGGAGGAGATCTACATCCCGGAGGTGGATAAGAAGACGGGTAAGGTCACTGGATCTAAGTTAGCGGGCAAGGCAGCAGTAGGTCCGCAGTACATACACAAGTTCAAACACCAAGCAGGGAAGGCTTTGCTAGCTCGTGCTGGTGGTCCAGGCTACGCCTACGATCCTGACAAGATGCCAAAAGCAGGTGGGCCGAATAGTGCACAGAGTATGGATGCACTCGGCCTGTACGCCATGCTAGCGCACGGGACTACTAGTAACATCAGATCTATGCAAACGTATAAAAGTAATGCCGATGGTAATGAAGATATGTGGTCGGCATTGCAGTCTGGTGATCCACTTCCACCACCCAGGGCGTCTTTTAGCTATAACCGCTTCCTCGGTTATATGAAAGCGTTGGGCGTTAATGTTAATAAAGATGGAAATAAGATCGGTCTTAGCCCTTTGACAGATAAACAAACGTTGGCTATGAGTAACGGCGAGCTCAAAGACGCCGGCAGAATGGTAGTGGCTAAGTCGTTGGAACCAGAAGAAAATGGGCTCTTCGATAAAAAGATCACAGGTGGAGTTGAAGGAACTAAGTGGTCACATATTACCCTACCGGAACGTATGCCAAATCCGATCTTCGAGGCTGGTATCGTCGGACTAACGGGCATCAGAAAGAAAGACTTCGCATCGATCATGTCTGGCAAGGCAGGGATCGATGCGAAGACAGGCAAGGTAGTAGAAGGGGAGGGCGGACTTCGATACGGGAAGGCGATTGAAAGTTTGCTGGGGAAAGTAGATGTAGACAAAGATCTAAAGACATCTCTCCAAGCAGTGAAGAATCCATCTCTCAAGGGTCAGAGATTGGATGTGGTGAACAGAAAGATCAAATTTTTACAAGCTCTCAAGAAGAATGATCTTAATCCTACAGATGCTTACATGGTAAAGCACGTGCCTGTGCTTCCGCCATCGTTTCGGCCACTAGCTGTTTTGCCGAATGGAGATCTAAACGAGGACGACACCAACGGAATGTATAAGGCGTTGGGGTTGTCAGTGAACCAGCTAGCAAAAGCATCAAAGCTGTTGCCGCAATCTGAGTTAGATAAGCGTCGAGCTTCTATCTACGATCGCCTCCAGTCAGTAGCGGGATTGGGTGGGTATCAAAACAGAAAGTTCCGCGGGATTTTAGATATCATTAGAGGCAGAAGGATCGATAAGTCTGGCAGCAAAGTAGGCAAACCGGCCGAAGGGTTCTACCAAAGAAAATTAGTCAAGCGTCGCCAAGATCTAAGCGCAAGAGGCGTGATCGTACCTGAGCCAGATCTAGGATTAGATCAAGTAGGTATTCCTAGAAAGGCGGCGATGGAGTTGTACAAACCGTTCGTCGTGCGAGAAGTGCGCGGTATAACAGGGCTGACTCCCGGAATGGCGCAGAAGGAGGTTAGAGAAAATACAGAGACGGCAAAACGTGCACTCGATCGTGTGGTAGAGCATAGGCCGTTGATCTTAAAACGAGATCCAGTTCTTCATAAATACGGCGTGCAAGCTTTCAATCCCGTGCTTACCGGCGGCAGCGCAATTAAGATCCACCCGCTCGTAACTAGTGGATTCAACGCCGATTTCGACGGTGACAAAATGAACGCCTATGTCCCCCTCACTGATCAAGATGTAGCGGAAGCTAGGAAAATGCATCCCTCCAATAATCTATTTTCTCCCGCGTCTGGTAAGCTGATATATAAACCGACGAAAGAGATGCAGTTGGGGCTCTATATGATCGGGCAGAAGGGGAAGGGCACCAAACAATCATATAAAACTACGGCAGAGGCAGCACGTGCGGTCTCTACAGGTAAGCTGGGAATGACCGACGTTGCTACGATCGGAGGACAACGAACAACTGTCGGTCGATCTATGTTAGCCAAAGAACTGCCGGCTGAGATGAAGGCCGAGCGGCAAGGTATCCTCGATGGGAGTATTGCATTAGACAAGAAAGGTCAGTCGCAACTGCTTTCTGTTGTTGGTAAGAAACATAAGGACTCTTTTGATCGTGTGGCTAATAAGTTCAAGGATATAGGTAATACCTATGCCACGAGTACCGCTTTCTCACTAAGTCTAAAAGATCTAAAGCCGGACAAGGTCTTGCGCGAGAAGATCATGAAAGGCGCGAACGTGGAGGCGGATAAAATTCGAGCGTTGGGCCTGCCACAAAAAGAACGAGATAAACGGCTCGTAACGATCTACGATCGCGCAAGTCAAAAAATAGTAAAGGGCATTGAGGATACTCATGGAAAGAAGGGATCTCGCTTGTGGAGTATGATGCAAGCTGGGATGAAGCCGACGATGGAGACCTATCGGCAGATCGTAGCGACTCCTGGTTTAATGATGAACGCTAAGCGAGAAGTTATTCCAACTCCAATACAGAGATCTTATTCTGAAGGTTTGGACGTAGCTGATTATTGGACCAGCATGAGCGGCGCGCGTAAGGGAATTATCCAGAAGGTCCAGAGTGTGGCGGGGCCTGGATATGTAACGAAGCAGGTAATGAATACAGTCCTCAATCAAGTTGTGGGAGCTGATGATTGCGGAACTAAGAAAGGTATCAGTCTCCCTGTGGCCGAAAAAGATGTTCTCGATCGTTTTTTGGTGAAGGAGGTAAAAGCTGGAAAACATGCACTACCGGCTGGAACGCTTATCACTCCCGGCGTCAGAGACCGATTGCACAACAATAAGGTGTCAAAAATAGTTGTGCGTTCTCCGCTACGTTGTGAGCACGGTGATGGAATGTGCGCAAAATGCTATGGCCTAACGCAGAATGGGGAGTTGCCAAGCAGAGGTAAGAACGTTGGCGTGATCGCCGGGCAAGCTCTGGGGGAGCGATCAACCCAATTAGCGATGCGGGTCTTCCATTCGGGCGGCACCTCCCCTGTTGGGGAAGTAGGCAAACAGAAAGCTCAACTCACGGATGATTTTCGCCGTGTGCAGCAATTGATCGGTATGCAGGAAACGATTCCTAAATCAGCGCCATTGAGCACAGCTACAGGAACTGTTACGAGAATCACAAAAAGTCCAGCCGGCGGCCACGATGTATTTGTCGGCGATCGTAGGCATTATGTTCCACACGATCGTGGCATGCCTACTATGCCGGGAAAGCGTGCGGCCCTAAAACCTGGCGCGGCTGTAAAGCGCGGAGATCCATTATCTCGCGGCCCGATCAATCCACACGAGCTGCTGCCCCTTACAAACTTGCCCACCGTACAAAACTATCTATCGGGGCAGTTGCATGGGATTTACAAAAACCAGGGTATTCGCCGCCGTGAGGTGGAGACGGTAGTTCGTGCTGTCACAAACCTCGGACAGATAGAAGATCCCGGCACGCACCCAGAGTTAATTCGCGGAGATCTCGTTCCTCTTACGTCGATCAAAGCAGAGTCTAGGAAGCTGAAGCTGCATAAGCCTCCGCGCATAACTCCTATCCTGAAAGGCGTGAATGCCATGCCTAAGCATATTCGATCTGATTGGATGGCGCGCTTGAACAGAGAAAAACTTCACGGTACTGTAATAGACGCGGCAAATAGAGGATGGGTGAGTAACATACACGGAACGCACCCCATGCCGGGCATAGTCCACGGCACAGAGTTTGGCCAAGGCAAGCCCTACTAGGAGATACGATGGACGTTGCACAAATTCGAGCAGAGGCCTTCTTGGCGGAGTTGGAAGAGATTCGCAAGTTCAAAACTGCCGGAGTCCTGGACGCTGGAGCGCGATATATAGGCGACGGTTTGGCCGGCCTTTCCAGGGCATTTGGGGTAGGCGCGGAAAAGGGAGCAAAGGGCGTGGCTCAGAGAGTTTTGGGCGTCAAGTCCGGAGAGAAGGGTTTTGGCGATTACATCACCCGGCACTGGAAAGCAGGCAAGGCCGGCACAGGCAAGTTTGTTACTGATATGGCTGGTAAGCCCATCGCTCACGGAGGATTTACCGGAGCTGCTGCAAACTTGGCTCGATCGCCTCTGGGCAAGACAGTTGCTGTTGCTTCGGCTCCTGTCGTAGCCTATAAAGCTGGACAGCGATGAATGATCCTAACCTCGGGCCCTCGTGGACTAAATCCGGGACTATCTCGGATATAGATCATGTGACCAAGACTTGTACCGTCACCAGCGAGTACGAGTCCGAGGTATGGACTGACGTAATTATTGGATCTCCGTATTTTCACAATCACAGCGGGGAGGGTTTTTTAGTAGAGCCCGAGATCGGCGCCGCAGTAAGAGTTGTACTACCGAGCGATAACTCTCCGGCGTTCATCTCCTGTTTTGTTGCCTCCCCAAGACCAAAGAGCGCGGTAGTAGAGAAGAATCTCGAAGACAGTGTTGGATCTGGCGGTACGGAAACCGAAGAGGTAGCCACATCGCCTGTTTCTTCCGGTGCTGTCGAGGCCGTAGAATCAACACTTGATTTTAGTGGTGGAGCTCGCCGCTTCAATCCAGGCACCATGGCTTTGATCGGGAGGGACGGTAATCATATAGTGCTTCACCGTGGCGGCTTGTTGGAGATAGGATCTACTCCAATGAGTCAGAGGGTATACATCCCTGTCCTTAATATGATCAGAGATTCGTGTGAAAACTACGCCCTACGTACACCAGGCGGGGAGTTGACCTGGTCTGTAGATCGAAAAGAGTCAGATCCAGGCACAGACGCGGATGCCTTATGGCGGCTATCCTTAAAAGATGCTGTTGACGATAGCAAGGCCTCTGTTCAAATTCAGGCGGGCCACGTGGGTTCCAGCACCCGGTTTAAGATCGATGTAGCGCCAGAACACATTGATGTAGAGGAGGGCAGTGTCTCTTCTCCAGTGTATTCTTTTGAGGTCACGGAAGATGGTGATGAAACAAAGACGATCTCCTCAAAGGTAACGCATACGATCAAAGCCGGTCGAGAAACTACGATTACTGGAACAGATAAATTATCTATCGTCGGAAAGCGCGAAGTCTTAATCACGGGGATGGAAGAAAAAACACTTACAGGCGCACAAACGATCAAAGGTACCGTTAGTTCCGAAACGTGGGCTGGTGCAAAAGTAATAGGCGCGTTGAGTGTCGCAATTGGAGCAGCACCTATAGAACGAGCAGTTCTTGGTACGTTGCTTAATGTGTGGCTGACACAGCATTTGATCCAGGGACACATGCCGCCGAGCATACCGGCTCAGATCGCCCAAATGGAAAACCATGTTTCCAAAACTATTAAGGTGGGCCTATAATCTCACAATGGCTTTATCGGCAAAAGCGCTGGAGACTCTCATATACGAGGGTTTAACAAAAACGCCTCTGACGCTGAAGGGTGTTGTGGGAGCTGAGGTAAAACAGGTACCGGGGCCAGGCGGCACAATGACATCGACTGCGGAAACGACTCTTGGCCCGGTGTACATGGACAAAGATCTTGCTCGTGTGATAGCAGAGAGTATAGCTTTTGCTGTTATTCAGCATATTCTGGCTTCGGCAGCAGACTCCGCCGGCGGCCGTATAACGTGAGGGAGAGAACATGAATCTATTCCTGGACCGGCCGGAACAAAAAACGAAGGTTGCGGCCGCCACCATTACTCTCTCAGAGAACACTGAGAGGTGGGAGAGCGAAATTCTGAACGCTTTGCACAGGCAGGCGCCGTTCGCTGCCAAGTTCGACATGCTTCTTGACATCAAAGAGCAGGATGAGGAGAAGAGATACTTGCTCGGCTCTGTCCGTCTGCAGAACAAAACCGCGATCAATCCAAGAGATACGAAGGAGAAGATTCAGGGAATCAAGGCGGTCTTGATTCCTGTGATCGTAAAGGACGGCAAGCTCGAATCGTTCGAGACATTCCTTGCGGGCAAGAAAGCCTGGCCGCTGACAAGAGAGCGGTTGCAGCGCGCGATGTTCCGCCCCCAGATGTTTGAGGCTTCCCGTAAAAACATGCCAGGCTCCAACTTCGTGGAAGATCTACTCTCCACCAGCCGTGCTTCCTACAACGGTGGCTACCAGCCAAAATTGGCCAGCGTGCAGGGATCTCTGCTGGAGAAGATAGCAACGACTATCAATGCAAGCGACTTGGAACGTTTTCGCCAAGAGTTGGAGAGCCAGCCGCGTGTCAGGGCTGCGCTACTAGCCAACGACAGCGGCCGAGGGTATGTGGAGAAGTTAGCCAACGTTCATCCCGTCTCTGGTGAGGAGTTGGAGAAGCTAGCGACCGCAGCTGTTCCAGCGACAGTGCTTCAAGTAAGTAAAGTCCCCGGCGGCTTCAAGATCAAAACAGCAAATCCTGCGGCGTTGGCGCCCAAGATCGAAACCGTCGATCGCCCAACTGCAGTTACGGCTGTCGGCCACGACATCGTTCGGAAAGTAGAGAACGATGGTACAGTAACGTTGTCTACAGACGCGCCGGAGAAAAAGACCCTCAGCGATGTGAAGATCGAAACCATCAAAGACTTCGGCCAGTACAACGTGAAGACAAAAGACGGCCGTCAGGTACAGGGTTGGGTATTTCCTAGCACCGTAGATCTGGATGGCGTGCAGCACGGCCTCGCTGTGTTTTCTAACGGCAGCGAATCCGCGATTCAGGAGCAGATCGCAGGAAGTTTTGTAGGGAAGGGCACAAACATCATTGACGTTCCGCCGTCCGGCGATGGCGTGTTTTACCTAGCTCGACAAGGCAGCGCTGTCGCTCTTCTTCCAATGAACGTCGTTAATAAGGTAAAGAGGGGGGAGGAGATTGTCTACAAAGTAAAGACTCTCCTGGGAGAGAGCGCGACGCTGCGCCTCACGCCTGGCTTGAAAGGCGTGATGAAGTTGAGCAAAGGTGAGTATGCGATACCTGACGATATGGGATTCCTGCCGCTGCCTAAAAAGACAGCGCTGTTTGCGAGCGCTGAGGGTTTTACAAAGCTCGCGGCCGCACAAGATCGACCCCGCCAGGCGGAGTTGTTTTTCGATGGCCAAACCTTTAACCTTCGTGGTCCGGGGGTAGTAAAGCTTGGGAAGGTGCTGCGTACTGAATTGACTGACGTTGATGACGCGCTGTTTAGCCTCGCTGTGCTCGGAACACCGCCTGAAGAAGGAAGAGAGAAGATCGCAGTAGCTCGCACGAGAAAAGCCGTGCCCGTTCTTTGTCGTGAGATTACGTTGGAGATGGAGAGAATGGAGAGGTGTAAGCAGGCAGCTAGCCCTCTGGTCTTCGCAAAAGCGCCGCTTGCGAAGATTGCAGCACTCATAGACGATCCCCAATCTGTAGACAATGTCCTGTCATTGAACTTTCTGAATGACGAGAACGTGCAGACATTTGTCGACGCAATTCCTCAGCTGGAGGAGACGCTGAATAAGTTGTGCGATCTCCTCATCGCTTCCCGTATTGGCCTTCGGATGGATGCCAATACAGTCAGTCGCGCGATTAAACACCTGGATCGAATTATCGCGAGTCTTCGGGATTCTGCTCACCAAAAACCAGCGCAAGCATGATTCATGAGGCAAGAAGCCCTTCCGAATATTTCCTCAAGTTCTTGCTCTCCGATCCGGAGTGCGATGTGCTTGATATCAGAGAAATGGTTGAGCCTCTTGACATCGACTCAGTCAGTACAGCATACTTAGACGATCTTAGAAAAGAGTTAGCGCCCTTCCCAGATCCGATCAAGCTAGAAGACCCGAAACACGTTCTCACTAAGAAGTGGCTTAGAAAGCACAGGATTCATGACCTGTGGCACGAGACGCTCGCAGTTAAGGAAGCTCACGCTATACTTCAAGATAGATTGTTGAGAAGTAAGATCGAGCCTATGCTCTTAGCTGATATATCACCTACTACGATCATTCGGCGCGCGCAGCCGATCACGGAGATCAAACTCACGGTATCTGGATTACGCGATTACTCTTTTTATTTCTGGAACAAAGGAGTCATGTCCTCCGGGCAGTGGAGTTCATATATAATAGATCGACACGAGTGGTACCCTCTTTCGCTCGCTCTCTCACTTGACAAGACTGTCGTAAATGATCAATTACCGCATGAGTTGGGTCTTGTGGATGCGCCGCAAATTGATCTCACAGAAGCGGCACTCCACATGGCTCAAATTGCTTATCGTAAGGCGTTGGAGCTTGAACATCGGCCTGCAAGTGCCAAGGCCGCGAGGACGTTAAAAACATACATATCTGTTGTATCTTTAGCCGATGAGATGCAGCAGCGTAGCGGCAAACCGCTGCAAGAGGTAATTAAAACCTTCCAGAAGTTCCGGATGAGAGTAGATACAGCGAAAGTGGTTGAGCTAGATCTACTCTCGGCCGGAAATGACTCGGAGAACACAGGAGGATCTGATGAATAATTTAAAGCCCGATATTAAGCACACAACCATCCAGGATGTACCGGACGATCGGATTAGGGAGATGGGGGCCGATCATTTGTCTGCTGATCAGGCACTCCCGCTGGAACAAGTTGAGGACGGCGTGCCAGATGAGATTGAAGTCGTGGATAATGATTTTGTTCGTATGACTCATTTGTTTAAGGACGGGCATTTGATCTTCCATTTCTGGCGCGGGGCTAAGATCCCTAATGGTTACTGGGGAAAGGGGCACTTCGGCCTGGCGATTCAAGCTGCGATCAGAAGTGTCTTCCCGGCTGATACGCCAGATTACGATTATCGGGATGAGGTAAAAGCGTACTTCGCGATCATTCCGAACGTCGACAAAAAACCCTCGCCAGTAAAACCAGCTCGGATCGATCAAGTTGGCCATCAGCTTGTAGCCATACTGAACAACGAAATTGAGTGATCGTAGATCTAAACAGCTTTGAATCCTACCATGATCAACGGATAGTACCCGTACGCCTCGCCTTCCAGGGCCCCGATGGATCAATTCACGAAGAGCCGTGGTACGATCTTAGTGACGAGGGGGAGTATCTAGATCCGGTAGAATATGATTTCGATACAATAGCACCAGATGTCACTCCATCGGAAGCGCAGCTCTCCGAGTTTTATCATCTCTCCAATTCTGATTTCACAGAAACTGCGATCAGAATTCCGTCTGAAGGTAAGATCGATGCCTTCTCTTTTAATGAGAGACCGTACCTTCGTAAGATATATGATACCGACGCTAAGAAGGTTTTGTTCGTGTCCGGACGTCAGTGCGAGAAATCAACCTCATTAGGCAATCGCACTCTCGGGTATTGCTGCTTGAACAATGCTTTCAAGGCTTTATTCGTCGCTCCCTCGGCCTTCCAGGCCAAAGTTTTCTCCAACGATCGGATTGCAGAACCGATCGAAATGAGCCCAACTGTCCAAGCTTACACAAATACGAAACTCACGAATGCTGTTTTTCATAAACGCTTCATCAACTACTCATCTATCAGAATCAGATACGCTTACCTAAACGCGGATCGAGTTCGTGGCATCAGAGCAGATTTGGTAGAGGTGGATGAAATCCAAGATATTTTGGTGGATAATTTGCCGGTAATTGAGGAGTGCGCCAGCCACTCTGACTTCAAGCTCTTTCTGTATGCAGGCACGCCAAAAAGCACGGACAACACGCTCGAACACTACTGGCATAAGTTCAGTACCCAAAATGAATGGGCCGTTCCTTGCGAAGCATGTGGGGCGGCAAAAGATAAAAGCACCTGGTTTTGGAATATTTTGCGCGAAAAGAATATAGGTAAAAGGGGATTGATCTGCAGTCGATGCCGAAGATCAATCAATCCTTATCATCCAGACGCTACCTGGGCATCTTTAAACCCGATCAATAATAATAATAAAGAGCGAGTTACGTTTGAGGGATATCGTCTGCCGCAGTTGATGGTTCCTTGGATCTTAAAAGAATGGGATCAAATTTTAACAAAACAAGAGCAGTACAGCAGGGCAAGATTTCTTAATGAGGTAGTAGGAATCAGCCATGATAGCGGTGTACGGCCGATCACAAAAGCTCAACTCAAAGCTTGTTGTAATCCAGAACTTCGTCTTGGCGATTTTGAGCACTTTCATTCGATGTTGCGAGACAAGGATATATTTGCGGGGATCGATTGGGGAACTAGCGAGAATTCATATACGGTTATTGCTTTGGGCGCTTACATGGGCACGGGCAAGTTTACCATCTTTTGGATCCACCGCTTTGTGGGAGCATCGGCAGATCCCGATGTGCAAATTGTAGAGATCAAATATATTTTGAATAAGTTTAAAGCTACGATGGCAGGTGCTGATTATGGCGGTGGTTTTGATCGAAACCACGCGCTGATGCAGGTCTTCGGGCCGGAGAAATATTTTAAGTATCAGTACAATCCAACTCAGAAGAAAGCGAAGATCTATTTCGATGATGGTCTCGGTCGCTTTATGGTTCACCGTACGGAAGTCATGACCGACATCTTCCGCGCGATGGTACAGAAAAAGATCGAACTGCCTTGTTGGGACGACTTCATAGATCCCTACGGCTCTGACATTCTAAATATCTTTAGCGAGTATAACGAGCGCTTGCGCCAGATGGAGTACAAGCACGCGCCGGGAACAACCGACGATGCACACCATGCGATCTTGTACTGTGCTCTCGCCAGTATGATCAGATATCCTCGTCCGGATATTCTGACATCGCGAAAACAAGACTTCGCAGATCAACCCACCAGACGTAAGGGGTTAGCAACTTAAAAAATTGCCCCGGACGGGGCAAGGTGGGATTGTACTACAATGCACTCTCAGGGGTGAGAGGCTTGGGTGGGGATTAGGCCGCGAGGCGCTCCACGTCCTCCTGCAGGTCCTCCAACGGGGCCTGCCCAGCCAAGACGCTCCAGAAGGAGCGCTTGGCCGCGAGTCTGGTGATCAGCTCGGCCACGCCGTAGGCGATGGCACCGAAGCCGATGATGACCACGGTCTTCCCGCCGACGCCGTCGGCCCAGAGACGGCTCACCAGACCCGGTTCGTCGTCCTCGGTCATGGCCTCGTTCAACGCATGCAGGAACTCGCGCCGCTGGTCGGCCTCCATTCCCTTGAGCTCATTGATGACGGGCCTCAACTTGCTCATCATCTCGGCCACGTCCTCCGAGTACTTCTGCTGCTCGGATTTTTCATCCGCCTTCTTTTTTGGCGCCATTTTTGTTTCCTCCTTTCTTTGCAAAGAAATATTCAGGAGCTTGGCTTGCTCCCACTATTACATTTCTTATCACCATAAACGATCGGCTTTTTGCACTATCTTTCGAGTGCGCGAACCATACGAAGGAGGTTGTCTCTGGCAGGAGCTACTGCATCAAGTCTTTGAGCGGCGGCGCTACCTGTTCGATAGGCTACCATCTCCGTCACCACAATAATCGCAGTCTCTAGATTTTTGCGGCCGCGCTCAAGAAGTCGGTAAGCTTCTTGAGAGTGCCAAGAAGTCCGGAAGGCATTACGCCGGCGTGTATGTCTCATGAATCGAATACAGAGATCGTAGAATGGCATCCAAGGCCTAACCTCTGGAACGAGGTTCAGCAGTCGATCAAACTCTAGCGTAGTAAGTTGTGCAAAGATCGGACACCATGTTTGGATATGATCTAATGTAATCTTTTTGTGATCTATTGCCTTGAATTCTTTTGCCTCTTTATGGAGTGCGATCAATTCCTCGTCCGTAGCATCTCTAAGGCCTGAGACATTGAGGCCGCTGGCCTCCATTAAGAGATCAAGCCGGCGTTCAATACTTTCGATCTGCTGAATGACTGCATTGACGCGAATGCGTAATCGGCCGAAAGGAGTTCTGCTAATAATATCCGGGGGGTTTTGTTTTAGTTCTTCTACAGCAAATCGATTGATAGCATAACATCTCCTAGGGCCTACGCGTTTTGCTTTAAGAAGACGCATGCGTATATATCTGCCCACTGTTCTAGTGCCTACCCCTAGAATAGCAGCGGCTGTATTCAGATCAACTTGGTCTCTTCTCAGGTGATTGGGCATGTGATACTCTCGAAAGTAAGAGTGTATATACGTGAGCGGTAGAGGTCAAATAACCAAAACCCGACTTGAAAGTTGGGGAGTGCGTGCAGCAGAGCTGTACAGCGCTGGCGCTCCGCTGACCGATGCTGTAATTCAAGTGATCAAAGGAGAGCCAGTAAACGCTCATCATATACAACGCACGTGCGAATTTGCAAACCACGCAGCCTACCAGAAAGAGTGGAAAAAAGGCGGCGATGTTCGTATTATCGAGTTTGATGGTGGACTCGCAGATCCAAAAGATGTAGCACGAGCGCTAGGAAAACAAGCTGCAAAGGTGCCTACCATGTCTGACTACACACAAAAGCCGACTGGCAAAGCCAAGGAAGTGGTGCGGGAAGATCCGCTGGAGGCGGCTTTTCGACTGCCGAAAGAGAAGGTGGCGGCTGTCAAAAATCCCCCCGATTTGGCGCAGTTGCAAACTAATGTCGCGCGGCTCCAAAACTTCTTCCGTCCGAAATTGGCAAAAGCTTCCCTGAATTGCGAGGAAGCTTCTCGCACGCTCGTGCGCGAAGTTCGATCTGCGATCATGAACGGCGAGGCTATGAACAAGATCGCTAGCGCGTGGAACGCCGTTGGAGATCTGGCAACGGTCAAAGCGGCCATAGATATAGTGCGTCCAGTCTGTGAGATGGATCTGGGAGAGCAAGGATTTGAGATGGAACTGGCAAAAACTGCCAGTTCCGATCGAGAGCCAAATCCTGATCATCCGTTGATGATCGCCTTTAGCGAGTTTGAGAAGACGGCTAAGGCCTACTCGCTAATGCACCACACAATGGCTGGCGTTAATGAGCAATCTGATCAGATCAAAGAGCTTTGTCGAGCAGGAGGACGAGTATGAGAGATCAAGCTCGTGTAACACTGGCCGCACTTCGATCAAAAAGTGCAGGCGCTGTCATGAGAGTTTTGCGTGGTGGCCAGGAAGCTCTCACTGGATCTGGTAAAGCGATCGAGAATGCCATGCAGACTGCTGGTGTAAAGAATCGTGTTGCCTTGCTTGCTGGGCGATATGCGCCGCATGCTTTGGCAATAGGTGGGGCCAAGAAGCTAAAGGATAGTGATACAGTTCAGCAGGGCATCTTTCGCGCCAAGCAATGGAAGGCTCAACGCGACGCGCAAAAACAGCAAGAGCGGGGATACTGATGGAAGCTACTCACAAAGCTGCTATTGATGACGTGCACGATCAGTTGGTGGGAATTCGGCTAAGGGAGAAGCGTGCCGGGTTCTTGGCATCGTTCACTGATCAGTTTAGCAAAGCATTTACTGGCGGGCAGCTCGGCCAACGAACGGCCGATGCCGTGGTCGGAGGTGTGGTAGGAGCTGGCCTTACGGCTGCCGCTGTCGGCGTGGATAAGGTAGTAAAACATATCCGGCATCGGGTGGCTAAGCCTCAAGCGTATAAAGCTATGATATCTGCTAATCCGCATCTCAAACGCAAGGCTCCGGCAAAAGTAGTTCAGCGGGCGTTTGATTCTCTCTACCATCTTAATCCCCACCTCGCCAAAGATCCCCTGATCTCCGGCAGCTTCGTGGATAGTACTATCACCGGCAGTAAGGCGCTGGAGTCGGCCGCCTATATCTCGCCTCAAACGGCCCAAAGCTTGTCCCAAAAGCCCGGACAGCAAGACTTGATCTTGAAGGCATTCACCGGCCGCGTGGGATCTGTTGATTCTACAGATCCTTTACAAGCTGAGCTATCAAGGCAGAGAATTAGGAAAAAAGTCAAAGACAGGACTGAAGATCCTTTACAAGCCGAGCTATCAAAGCAGAGAATTAGGAAAAAAGTCAAAGACATGTTGACTTACCCCATCATCCACGGCGTGAAGTGATCAAAGTCTCTCAATTCTTGGGTCGTGATCCTGACGGCAGTCAGCTGGTACACCTTTTTACTCCCTCTACCAACAAACCCGAGCGGCAGAAACTAGCGTCAGCCTATCTGCCGGAGATCCAAAAATACATTGATCAATTACGGCCACGAGACAACAGTATCTACGCCTTGATTAACGCTCTCGGATCTTACGAGTATTGGGGCCCAAATATTAATGCAGATGCAGTATGGGATAGCCACTTAAGTCACAAGGGGCCGATCTGGGGTTACGAGACTTACACCCAGGGTCATCCTTTCGTCCACCATAAAAATAAAGATCCAGGGCGAGCTTTAGGAACTGTGGAGTTGAGTGCTTGGAATCCGAGGATGCACAGGGTAGAGATCGTAGCCAGGATCGATCGAGAGAAAGCAACCCAGTTTGGCGGAGCGAGGGTAGTTCAGAGGATCGATAATAATGAATTGCCTGATGTGAGCATGGGCCTGAAAGTGGCTTACGATTTATGTTCTATCTGCACAGACTGGGCTCTTTGGTATAAATCGCTCAAAACTTTTAACCCTCGCTACCATCGTCATCCTGGCATCGCTGCTTTGATCTATCACAAGACCGTTGCTCCGATCAGAGGTTTAGCGATCACTGACGATGATTACTGCCGGCATATAAAAACACAAAAGAATCAGATCTTGCCCGATGGTCAGATCGTTTGTATGTTTAACCCCTATCTTCGTCTCTTTGATATCTCTTTCGTTTTTATAGGGGCGGAAAAAACGGCGAAGATGATGGCTAAGTTAGCAAGCCGGGGCAAGATTTGGGCTGCCTATCCTCGATCAGCTACGGTAGCCAGAGATTGGGGTTACAGGGAATTAGATCGCCAAAAAGTTGCTGCTGTAAAAACATCGCATAAAAAGAAAGCTACAATCTTAAAAGACGTGCCTGCCGCCTTTGGCAAAAAATCAATTACGATCGAGAAAGCAGAACCAGATCTACCCAAGGAAGTATTGGAAGAACTGAGCAACCACCCTCTTAACAAAACGCTGTCTTCCTCTACCGCCCTCGGTATCACGATCAAGCCGCGAGAATTTCAGAGGATTACATTAGTCCGCTTGGGCAAATCAGATCTAGCAGATGAGCTCGAAGATCAGAATAAGATCTTCGCCTCAACACCCAAGATCGATCGATCGATCAGTATGGGGCCGTCGTTCTTGTCTAAGCTGTTGATGAGTCTGCTGCGACCACACATGCAAGATCGATCAGCTTTCGGTCCGATCTTGCGCCGTAGAATGATCGCAGCGGATAGAGAAGATAAAGCTGATCTACCTAAAGAAGAAAAGACCAAACTTCTGGAGAAAGTAAGCGCTGCCTACAACGGGTATCGCGAAGAATCAGTCACGAAGATGGCAGATCTATGTGGGGTTGTGAAATTTAATCCCGAACTTCAGAAAGCGATCGAGGGCCGAGATAAGATCGCGGAAATACTTGAGCCTTCTATCCTGCTGGGGGATATTCCAAGAGCTTACCTACAAGCTTCTCTGGAAAGACACCGAGAACGTGTCTTGCGCTGATACATTTTTTATTGTTATCCTATAATCCTCAAAAGGTCATACTGACCGATCTTCGGTCGACGCCAGGGATTAGATCCCTAAGACGCGCGCCGGTAATTTCCAAATTAAGGAGAAAGACCAAATGCCTGAAGTCACCGGAATGGATACCTACCTGGCCGAGATGTTCAACACCGCCGATAACATCGGCGCCGGCGCCATGTCGGAAGAAGATCGCCAAAAGATCGCAGCCGCTGAGTTCACTGCCGAGGTTGCGAAGGAAGCTGGCATTGATGTCAACGCCCTGAGTGATGAGGAAGTGGTCAACCTGCACACCTACGTTATGGAGAAAGTGGCCGAAGCTCCCGAAGGCGGGGAGATTGACAAGGAGAAGTTGGCCGAGGCTACTCAGATGGGGAAGGTCATGGCCCACTCCTACGTCGCCGAGCTCGCCGCCATCGAGCGTGAGAAAGAAGGAGCGCCCAAGGACTGGCTCTCAGCAGTCAAGCGGTTTGGCCGTAAGGCTGTCGGCGGTGCTGGCGAAGTGACTGGCATCAGCCCCTTCATCCGCGGCCGTAAGGGCGTAGCTGCTAACGTGCTCACCAAGGCAGAGCGCACTGCTGCTGCCAAGGCTCCTGGCGGTGCTGCCGGTAAGCGTGCCCGAGCGATCTCGGCGGCGCAAGAAGGCGCCGCGGCCGAGGCCAGGGAAGGGCTTCAGCGGATGGGGATCACTGGTGCGATTGGTGCTGGCGGTGTGACCGCCGCCGAGATCGCTCGACGGTTGGCCGGTAAAGAGCGCACTGTCACCGCATCTGCCGGGGAGCTCACCGACGCCGCTTGGAACAGGGCGTTCGAGCTGCTGCACGAGAACGGCCACGACATCGAGAAGGTAGCAGAGGCGATCGATGCTGTCGAGGCGCAGCTCAGTAACGAGCCGGAGAAGGTCGCCAGCGCCGATGTGGACGCGGCGGCGTACGAGATCTTGGACACCTACGGGTTCCTTCAGGACCAGCAGTAAGGAGGGTGAGTGACTCTGGAGATGGTCAAGGCCGCCTCGGCTGAGCTGACAAAACTTGCACTGCATAATATAGCAGCAGGTGTTCGCGCGGCCAAGCGTGTAGCTCTTCCGCAGGTGAAGCCGATGAAGCCTATGTCATTAAAGCCGAGGCAGGCTAACTCTCCAGCAGCTGCTCGCAAAGGAATGGAAACCAACTACTCGAACGCCAGCGTTAAGCCTCCTGGTTTTAACCCAGGGGTGTTGGCAGGACAGCACGCGGTTCCACCACCACCAGTCCTGTAAAGGAGACACCATGAAAGTACACACATTCCAAGAGATGATCTCCGAGGCGGTCTTGCGCGGCCAAGAGCGAGAAAAGCTCGCCGCCGAGGAAGCTCAGCCAACCTCTGAGACCGAGGAAGCGAAGAAGGAGAAAGAAAAGGAGAAGGAAGCGGAAACGCATTCTAGCCCTGGCTCCGTCTCCTCCGAGACTGTCAATAAGATCGCCTCTTCTTTGGACGCGATCATCGCTCGCCCAGATCTTGTAGCTTGGGAAGAAATTCCTAAGCTCGCGGAGGAAGGGCAGCTCGCCGGCGCCGGTCTCGGTCCAGGTGCGCTGAAAGTGTTGGCCGCCAATACGCCTGGCGGCCAGTCCGACGTCGTTGGTCAGGCCAAGAAACAAATGCCGTCGACGCCGGGCCCGGATGCGTCGGCTCTGCATCCGCCAACTACGATCAACACCAACATGGATACCCCCGCCGGTAGCGGTAAGGACATGGGCGAGATGCAGGAGCTGGAGGCGGTCAAGAGCGCTGCCCTCCGCATCGCCGGCGTCGTGAAGCAGGCCGAGGATGTCCAGACTGGCCTCGTGGGCGGGGCAGAGCCTTCTCCAGGCGTTGCTTCAGGAGAGGCTACAGGCGCACCCAAGCCCTCGGCCACGGTAAAGCAGGAGGCGTTGGTGAGTAGCATCGATGCTGCCATCAACGCCACCAAGCGCGACACCAAGGCAGTGCCTAAGGCCGACCTGGCTCCCATACTCAGCGAGCCAGCACTGTCCAGCGCCACGGACAAGGTTCTGGACGAGGCTTTGGACCACACTCGCGAGGCCGGCACTAAGATCGCCTCGGCAGATGAGGCGCGAGAACACCTGCGATCGCTGTTCTCTGCCGGGGATGACGCCTCGCCGGAGATCAGGAAGCAGCGAGCTGCTCTGCATCAAGTCTTGGCAGGAGGTGCATGATGGAAAAGATCGCAGGAAGTAAGATTGCAATGATCCTATCGTCCGTACCTGGAGTTCTGCGGCAGTTGGCTGAGGAGCGTGACAGCGCTCTGGAGAAGGTCGCCTCGCTGCAGACTGAGGTCGACGATTTCAGGCAGGCCGAACGCATCCGAAAGGTTGCCGAAGCCGCCGACGAGCGTGGCGTTACCGATTGGGGAGTTTCCCATGAGGAGAAGGTGGCCTCTATTCATGAGGCGCTGGATCAGGGGAAGGACCTGGCGGTGATGGAACAGGCTGTTCAGTTGGTGGCTCCCGATGGGGGCTTCGCTTCTCTGTCTGAAGGTGGACACGTCAAGACAGGGTCCCAGCAAAGTGCAGTAGCACTGGAGGAGTTCATTCGGTTTGGGTAACTAGCCGGTAACTCCACGATCTCAAGGAGAATGATCAAATGATTGAAACCTTCATCCTCAAGACCTCGGTTGAGTTGATCCAAAGGAAGGACTTCAGTCCTTTCGACCGGACGTTGCTTCAGCCGACACACGCCAATCCGATACTGATGGGTGAGTTTATCCATCAGCGCACGGCCACACCCAAGAAAATCGAGCGTGCTGATGGCACCAAGCTCTCTTTCGCCGTGTGGGCAGAGATGGGCCGCTCGGACGTGCAGGTGCTGCGCAAGATACCGACGCTCTTCATCGGCCATTACCTGGCGGATACTCTGATCTTTGACGCCGTCGCTCCTCCTGCTCTGGGCGCTGACCTTATGGTCGACACCGTGACCTACGACAGCAAGAGCGTTTCTGGCCTGAAGACCCACGCCGGTGTAGTTCCGGTAGTCGGTAAAGTCTTCCAGACCGCGGCCAGCAACGGCAACATGCTGCAGTTCATGCAGCTGTTGGTGTAAGGAGGTACGACAATGAACGACATGGCAGATCTCTTCTCTCAAAGGCTGGACACAGCCGAGGGCAAAGAAAAGATGGCAGCGCTCGCCGGCGACTGGATTAGGGACAAGCTGAAGGAAGAAAGCTATACCGCCAAGGTCCTGACCGAACAGCCCTGCAAGCGCGAAGAGTGTCAGATCAGCGTGAACCACGACACCCTTAGCAAGATCATCCACGTGGAGCCCCGTTCTCGGGCCATGACCATCTCTTTCCGCGGTGAGCCTGAGGCTCGTTTCATCCGCGCGCCTCGCGCAGAGGCTGGTTTCTTCACCATCTCCTCGGAGAAGACGGAGAAGACCGAGCAGGAGCTCCAGGTCTACGGCGACATGCCAATCACCAAGATCATCGAGGACAACTCCGGGCTGGATATCGGCGAGATCCAGGATCGAGAGTTTACGATCCACATCGAAGCCGCTGTCCAAGCTCTCCAGGCAGAGGCCAACTCCCTGGCAGCTGCTCCGATCCTCAACATCGGGACCATCGGAACTACGGTGGAGTTCTCAGTGCGCAAGGGCGAGCTGGCTCGCATCGCGATCGCCAACGTGGCTACCCCCTTCCCGCTGCAGCGTCCCGACCTGGTCAACCTGTTCAAGATGATGGACGGGAACTACCTCCGCATGCGTATGGTGCTCATCCACGAGGTGGACTCGGATGACGTGCTGCAGTGGACGGTGGAGGACTTCGGTGACAAGATGCAGTCCGAAACCACTACCGATGGGTACAAGCACAATACCCTTCTGGGTCGGCCTTACACTCGCACGATCAAGAGCGACATCCTGCGGCCGGGCAACGTCTACGGCTTCGCCGCGCCGGAGTTCTTGGGCAAGTTCTACGTCCTGAACAACACCAAATTCTACATCGACAAGGTGGCGAATTTGATCTCCTGGCAGTGCTGGAAGGACATCGCCCTGGCTATCGTCAACATCGCGGCCATTCGCAAGCTGGAGCTGTATTCCTGCGACGCTACCGATCACGACGACGACAGCCTGCAGGCTTCTGTCGTGCCGCTGGAAGAGGACGAGCTGGGCGCGGTCAACAACCGCGTGGATTCCGGCATGTTCTACCCGCAGTACAGCAGCTACTAAGCGCCTCGGGGGTTCTCCGCCCCCCTTCTTATGTACGGTCGGCACCGCCTGGTGGCCCCCTGCATAAGAAAAAGACTTCTCATACCCCATGGTACTCGCGTACCATTAACATTGGAGGGAACATGCCTGATAAATTGGAAGCCCAGTTGAGGCCGATGGAGATTGAAAGACCGATAGTGGTAAAGAACGTCGTTCGCCGGCAGCATACACGCTTGCTTCGCTCAGCCCAAGCCACGCGAGCTCGCTTCAAGCAGATGGTCGCAGGCTCGCGCATCTTGCGTGGGCAGCGCGTGGCTTTGAGCGTTGAGGATTTTCTACTCAACGCCGTTAACATCAAGCCTCGTGTCGAAGGAGGAGCGTTAGAGATCTGGTACGAAAACTGTCTTGTGCCGATCGCCGACTTCGATCGATTGGTGACGTTGCTGTCCTTAAACCTCTTCCCCGGGGAAGAGGCGGAGCAGCCAAACGATACATCAGAGCCGATCGAGCCGCCACCGCCGGAACTCCCCCCGGAAGAGCTGGAGACGCCCCAGGAGCTTGCTGAAGAGGCGATCGTGACCGAGCTTGAGCCCGAGCTTGCTGTGGAGAAGGACGCGGGTGAAGAGGCTGTCCTTGAGCCTGAGCCGCCACACGCACCTCCCACGGAGGAGGAGCTGGAGGAGAAAGGCCCCGAGCTTACTCCTACGCCTGAGCCTGATGCCAAGAAGGTCAAGAAAACCAAGAACAAGAGCAAGAAAAAGAAGAAAGGAGGCCGCAAATGATCACCAAGAATTGCAGCGAAGATCAAACTGTTCATTTTGGCAAGGTCAGCTGTCTTGCCCCTGGCGAGGTTGGCGACGTTCCTGAGCCCTTACTTTATACCTCACGCTCTACCGGCTTAAAGGCCGAGGGCATTCTTGAGTTTCCTTATGAAGAGGCGGCTCAGCCAAAGCCGGAGCCGGAGCCTGGATCTTCTACTGTTGTGGAAGTAGGGATTATGGATGTAGAGGTAGGCACAGGACCGGACGAGGAGCTCGGGACTGAGGATGATGAGGTGGAGATCAAACCTCGGCCCAAGTCCAAGCCCAAAAAAGAGAAGGGTAAAAAGGACGAGTAAGTGCCACAGCTTGAAGGTTTAGACGGCGCAAACTTTACCGCGGAGTTCGTGACTTTCGTACAGCTTGTACGACAGAAGCTTCGAGATCGACCGGAGCTGAACCGTCTGATTTCGGGCCAAGAAAGCAGCAACGCTCAAATCGTTGGCGCGATCATCGAATTCTTGTCAGACTTCACGCAGTCTCCTCCTCCCCTGGGAGTTTATACGCTCGAGCAGCTTTTAACTCTTGGTTTTCATAATCTCTGTATGCGGGGTACGATCATATCCCTATTTGAGAGTATCGGCGCGTTGGAAACTCGAAACCACCTACCCTACTCAGACGGCGGAATCAACGTCTCAGTCAGTGCCAAGACACCGGAAATTATGCAGTGGCTTACCTATAACCACCAGCTCTACGATCCCATGAGAGATAAGATCAAAATCTCGCTAAACATTCAGCAGATCTTAGGCGAGTACGGCGTGCACTCGAACTATTTCATCATCTACGGCGTTCCGTCGCTTGCGTAAGGAGATATCATGATCCAGTTTTCCACATTCAATAATCGGCGCGCGCTTCAAAATTGGATGAACGACGTGATCGTAGGGAAGAAGGCGTTCAATCCGCTTACGAAGATACATGGTCTTCACGGTCTAACAGTTATTATGACTACACCGGCAGTTACTGTCACCTTCGCCGGCCAGCAACTTTTTCTGAGGGATGTTGTCGATCAGATCAACACCGCGACTGGCTTGACAACGGCTAAGATCAGACAGGTTCACGGAAACGTGACAAATCAGGTAGAGCTGGTCTTCGATACTGAGGGAGATGCGATCACAGGCGGCACTGCCCTTACGGCTTTAGGCCTCTCTACCGGCGTCGTGGGCGCAAATCAATATCAAGATTACGACATCGTGCAATACATTACCGACATGTCAAACTCGATCACGGTACTCCACGGAGATCCAAGTGGACCAGATCCACTAACTGTGTTTGATGCAGTGCCAATGGCAGTGGTCCAAACATCGGCCGCATTTAATCTCAAGGGCGTGAAGACAGTCGGGTTTGAAATCTTTACCGGCGCCGCCGTTGTTACGCACAATGGTGTTGTGTATTTTGATGTGAGAAACGTAACTGGCTGGGCTACAAAAACATCACAAGCGATCGTACCCGGTGCTCAATTTTTTGGGGTAAAGGAATTTGGGTTCAACGCCATGATCGAAGGTCGTGTACGATGGACAGTAGCCGGTGGTGCTGGTGAGTTAACTGTCATAGTTAATCGAGAGGGCTAAAAATGGCCGATGCTATCGGTGTATATGATGCTGTGGGGTGGGCGCTAGCTTCCGACATTCCTACTTCTGAAGCTGAGCACGAAGCTGCAATCAGTACGCCAATGGCGTCAGAGGTCGAAGTTAGTAATCAGTTTGGAACACATAGCGGTCAAGCAAACGTACACCATGATAGTACCAACGATCCCTCTGCAGACGAAAAAGCAGCCCTAGTTGGTACTACGGGAGCTCCGGCAGCCGGTAATAGGTTCGTAACTGAAACTGATCCTGTGACTACTAACGCCAGAACTCCTACGGCGCATGCTCATGCTCATGCGGCTACTACAGGTAAGACAGCTACCGACCACCATGACAATACTAACGATCCCACGGTAGACGAGAAGAATGCCTTAGCCGGTACGGGCGCTCCTGATGCAAGTAATCCATACGCAACTAAAAATACTACCGATGTTTTACAAAAGCAGACGCACGTGGCCACCTCTGCCCCAACAGCAGATCATGATTCAGCAGATACAGCAGGCATAGGAATACATTTCCGGGCGGGCGATGCTTGGTTAGATACTACTGGTCCCACTTGGTACGATTGCGAAGATGCTACTCCCACAGCAGCAGTATGGACGGCCCGTAGTAGTGGTATTACAATTGACGATGTAGATAAAGGACACAATGGAAAACTTATTCTGGATACTGTTGGGTATGGCGGTACGCCCAATAAGTTAATCACCGGCTTTGCTCCGACATTTCCAGCAGGATCTATGGATGCTCGGTTTTCGGCAGAAGTACCTAATGCCAATCATCCGGTAGATCTATCTGTTGCTGGTGAACTTCGGTGGACAGTTACAGCGGCAGGTACGTGTAAGTGGGAGCCTGGAACTTACACCGCGCCTTATTACCACTTCCGTATGCCGTTTCTTGGTGATTGGATCATGCAAGCTCATGTACGGGTTGATCTGGACGGACACGGAGATCCAAACGTAAATAACAATCTTGGCGGAGCCATTGGAATTGTAGATGCCAGTACGCCGGCCAGCAATGTTCATACTATAGGTTATAATCGTAATGGGGCAGGTGGGTGGGTTCGTACCATTGATGTTGCAGTAACTAATAATTACGGGGCAGGTGGGACTTCAGGCCAACATTGGATTGGACTACTTAAATTGGGCGATGCCATGTTTTGGTTAGAGGACTGGCGGGCAGTTTCATCCATTCCATCGTTACGCACTCATGTATGGGCCGAGAAAAAAAGTAGAGATCCATTACAAATACAACAGAAGAACTTTGAATTTATCATTCATCCGTGGAGTGCTGGTCCTCCGCATTATGGCATTGTAGCTTTTACCAATCTCGTGATCACGCCCATATAGTTGCTATGAAAACAGGACAAAAATCACTAGGAGATGATCATGGATCGAATAGAGAGAGAACTTCGCAGCGTTAGAGAGATTCCATGGAAGGCCAAGGCTGAGTTCTTTTACAAGTTGAAGAAAGCTGCTGCTTCTCTTGATGAAATCGATTCCAATCAAGAAACGGATATGGACGCCGAAACCGCGGATAATGTGGCAGAAGAGCCGGGCGCTAAGAAACGCCCGGCTCCTACTGCAAAAAAGCCTGAGACCAAACCCACACCACCTATCCAAGAAGACCCTGCCCTCGATCAGATTGAGCAGCAGAACGCCCTGGCTCACCTCGAGGAGCAAGTAGCTGAAGGAGAGCAAGCCCTACAGCAGGCGCAGGAGCAGGCGGCTATAGCCGCCCAGCAGGCGCAGGAATTGGAAATGCAGGCGCAACAAGTACAAGAGCAAGCAGCTGCCGTACAACAGCAGGCTACTCAACAAGCGATGCAAGCTAGCGCCGAAAGAGATTTGGCTCGACAAGATTCCATGACCGCGCAAGAGGAAAGCTTCGCAGCTAAAGAACAGGCTATGGGACTCCAGCACGAGATGCAAGAGTATCGCCGCCGTATCTTAGATGCTGTAATGTCAGATCCGGCTGCTCAAGCCGCAGCAGTAACTGGAGCTCCTATGGCAGATCTCTCTGCAGTTCAAGCGCAAGCGCAAGCGCAAGAACAGCCGGTTCAACAAAAAACAGCCTCTGCAGAAATGGCTACTCGTCTTGCTGGAGCTCTCATTGCCGGGGGCGGAGCAGCTGGACTGCAAGCCATGTCTGATCGCCGGAATAAGCCGGGCCAGCCAAGCAGGAAGGAAATATCTTTGGCGCATAGGATCAAAGGTTTGCAACAAGAGAACAAAGCACATCCTGGTATCTTAGGTAAATACCGTTTGGCCAGTACGAAGTACGCAAAAGATCTAGCCACTATCAATCGTGAACACCCAGCCTTTAGCGCCGTCGGCGCTGGCATCGTGGGAGCTGCTGCAGGAGCAGCAGCGGCTCCTGCTGTTGCGCGTGCTGTCCGCCAAGCCTTCACAGGAGTTAGATAATGGATCCCATCACCCAAGAGTTGATCGAGTATCGAGAAAAGAAAGCAGAGGCGGAGTTTGAGAATTGGCTGGCCAGCCTGTCTCACGACGAGATAATCGGGGTGCGAGATAAGATCGCAGCCTCTCAACTCTTGCCAAAGATCAAGAAGGTCATGAACGATCGACGGCATTATGGGAACAAAGCGCGAGCGGCTCAGATCGCAGAGGGCGTGCTTAAGAACAAGACCGCTTTTGTCAGGACTCTGAATATGAGTTCAGACGGCGAGGGAGCATGGCTCAGTCAATTTGAAGGCACACCTTTTCATACGCAAGCTATTGCATTGCTAGAGCAAGAAGCAGTGCTTGAAAAGGAGCGCTACCGCGCCGATCAACAGCAACAAGATCTATACCAAGAAAGTCGAGCACGTCGTGATGAGATCGCATTGGCCAAGAACGATCTCGTGCTAGCTATGGCTAAGTCTAAAGCAGTTCCTGAGCAAGAGAAGATCGCTGCGAAGCTTTACCTTAATGGCGATGAGATAAAACACAAAATCGTAGCTGATCTTTTGGAGGATCTGAAGAAACGCAAGGGTTAGGTCTCAAGTGAATGTCGAGTTCAAAAATCTTCGTGTTCGATCTTTCTCATTAGATCATTTACAACTCTGGTGGGAGATAGAAGACACGGTTCTCGATCCACAGGACTATGACTGGTACGTCGAGCGTAGTGAGAGTCCCGCAGGTCCGTTCGATCAGATCACCGGCCCGTTCTCCGATCGATATTACTTCATCGATCATCAGGTTAATCTAAAGCACAGGTATCGTCAGATCTTTTACAGGCTGCGATCGGTAAGGCGTGCTGATATAGCCGATATTAGTTACTCATCTCCTGCAAGCCTCTCGGCCGAGCCCGATCTATATGTGTTGGAGATGAGGAGGTTGTTTGAAGCGGTTTTGCGAGAACATAATGGGCGGATGGTTTGGATCTTCCCCCGGAAAACTTTCGGGCAGTATTGTACAGCTTGCTTTGATGAGGTGCTTAAAAAGAAGACAAGATCGAGATGTGAGACGTGTTTTGACACAAACTACATCGGCGGATATCTAGATCCTATCGAAGCTTGGGTGCAGATTGATCCTGCACCCAAAGCAGATCAACCACTCGGTACGGGACAAACACAACAAAAAAACACAACCGCCAGATTATCTGCCTTCCCGCCGTGCAAGCCCGGAGATCTACTTGTAGAGGCGGAGAACGTAAGGCACGAGATTGTATCAGTAGGTAGCACACAAAAAGGAAGGTCAGTAGTTCATCAGCAGCTAACGCTGCACGAGATCGTAGTGGGGGATATAGAATTCATGCTCCCGATCAACATAGACGATCTTCAAAACCTGGAACCGTCTCCAGTTCGTAATTTTATAAACCCAACGTCTGTCGAAAATATTGATCGGGACGTGATACTTGGGATATTGGGCCATGAAACCTGAGACGCTGATCGCATTCTCTGAAGAGGTACAGAAGATTGCAGCCGAAAAGAGTAGGGCGCGGTTTCGTGATTTTGCTCACGGAGTTGCTGCTGGAGCTGCCGGTAGTGGCGTTGGTTACGGCGTTGGAAGGTTCTTGGCCAATCCCCTAGCAAATGCGCTACTCAAAAGCGGGCTGGTTAAAAATAATCCAGCTACCGCAATTCGTGTAGCTACCGGCTTAGCCGGCGGATTAGCAACTGTCGCTGGGTTGGCTCGTTTAAGTCTGGGCAAGAAAGTTTTAGAAAGAGCAACTAATGCGCCCAAGTAGCGATGCTGTTAGCGCTGCCAGGCAGCGCGCGCAAGAGCTCTGGGCTGAGCAGCCACTCAGAGCTCTACGGCAGATGTTCGTTCTTTTCGCGCAAGGCGTGTACAAGACAGCTCCCGCTGGATGTTTCAGATGGCTAGATGATGAGGAAGCGACCGAGATTCTGATCACGGACGAAACACCTGTAGATCTATCTGTGGTAGGAGTTAAGCCTACGATTGCGATCACTAGAGGGCAACTTCGATATTCCGAAATATCGATCGGAGGAAGGCAGTCCGATAGTATGGTCGGCATGACCAGAAACCTCACAGATCTAGTACCTACTACGATCAGCCTCAACCACTTGGCCGGCAATGATTTAGAGTCAGAGCAGCTGGCTATGATCACTGCGCGTCATATCGTAGCCTTGCCTAGGATCTTCACCAGAGGAACGCCTGTGCATAAAGTGGGGGCGCCTGGTGTTAGCGCACCGTCACCCGCCGGTGCCTTAGTAGCTGGTGATAGAACAGGTAAGTGGCGAAATACGTCGGTTACAGTGCCGGTATTTCTTCAAGAATACATGCAGGTTCGGCGGGGACAGCGTGTGATCTTACAGCACATCCAGCTAGGGATCTCAACAATGAGTAGGCCCGCAACATTTACCCCTACTCACGGACAGCAAGTGACTGATACTATAAGGACACAACCTGTTAGTGAAGTTTGGGTGAGTGAAGACGGAATCAAGACAAGATAAGGAGCTATCATGAGCATCAATCAGCCGGGGTTTGAAGTTATTCAAAGGATCGCTACTGTTAGCCCTACCATCATGCGACCGACGTTGGTTCCTGTGTGCATGGGAATCTGCAACCAGGTGATCGAGGCTTACGCGCTGGATGCCAACGGTAATCAGATCTTAAACTCCAGTGCCCACGTCTCGCTGCCCGGCATTCTCATCGCTTCTTCCGCCGGTCCTTACCTGCTGCTGAACACCAAAACTTTGATCGTAAGCTACAAAGGCGGACCGGCCCAGACTTTCACGTTCGTGGACAACGGCGCTATCGGCCTGACTGCTCTTCAGTGCAAAGATCAAATCAACTCAGCTACGGTAAAGCCGGCTGGCTGGGCACCATACGTCCACACTTCCGGCGCCAGCACTTACTTAATGCTGAAGACCGTCCTTCCTGGCGATGGCGAAGATCTAAAAGTTTTGGGCGGGACGGCAAACTCTGTCTTCGGCTTTAACGATCAGTTTGAGGTCTTCGGCGTCGGCAGCTACAAGAACGACGATATCTACGCTGCTCAAACGAACTTCCCAGATCCGCGCAACCTGGACGATGACGATCTCGACATTGACGAGACCACCATCCGCGCCTTTCTAAGCCTTGGCACAACTGCTAGCTCTACCCAGCTGCAGGAGCTGAAAACGACAGAGTCGTTCCTACGCGCGGGAAAAGATGCTGTGGTCGCTGGTGGCAGCGCCATCACCTTCCCAACCACTACCTTAACTGGTAAGATCATAGAGGCTACTCTTCTCCTCGGCCAGGCGGAGAAGACCTACACCTTCACCCACGAGTACTATGGCATTGACGATACAAAGATCGTAACGGATGCGGTGTTGGGCGCATTCCCCGGCACGTGGAACGGCGAGGTCCTCAACTTCAAAGTCGCCGGCGTTTCAAAAAGCTGCACTTTTGTAAATCCAGCGAACGCCGATGACGTCGTTGATCAAATCAACGCCGCTGCCGGCTCAATCGTATGTTTTCGATCAACTTCTGCCGGTGTGCCAGCAGCTGCTGGCAATCAAATCACGTTTCAGGGTGGGGGCAAGCTGTGGGACGGCAGTACCTATATCGAGTTGATCAACACCGGCTCGACTGCTTGGACTAACATGGGCCTCACTACTGCTGCAGATCGCGGCAGTAGCCTTGTTCGGGCGATCAACCTAGGTCTTGGAGCGACAGTTGCTTCTGAGAACGCGACCGTCTCTGACAAGCTCGAGCTCGCGAGCGCAAATGGTTATCTTAAGGTAGGCGATGGCACGGCCAACACTTTGCTTAAGTTGACTGACAACACCACTCGCTACGCAGCTGCAGCTGTGGATGATGGGGACGGCGATACCCTATCTCCTCTCCTACGCTTTTACGGCCAAACATTCTCCTCCTCCGCCTCTGCTGCGGAGATGACAGGAACTACGCGGATTGGTACGCCTGATATTCACAAGCTAGATCTCATCGTAGGAGAGGACGGCAATTCAAATCAGACCATCGAATTCGATGGTGGTCCGATCGTACCTGCATTAGTGTACAACGGTGCTGGTCTGCTGGTCACGGACACGTTGGGCATGATCGTAAATGGCGTGGCTGTAAAGCATACCTTCACCGCTGCTCCGGCCATCGCCGTTGCCATTGCCGAGATCAACGCTACTGCCGGTCAGGCTGTGTGCTACCGCTCGTTGCAGACGGGTGTTGCCGACGCTGCTGGTACGTACATCGCCTTTCAGGTAGGCGGAGCCGTCTCTGTCGGCGGAAGCATCGTGCTTGACATCAGCGAGTCCACTACCGACGCGTGGACCGCCCTGGGTATCTCTTCACCCTTTGCTAGCCACAAGGACATCCCGCAGTGTTTGGGCAATCCTTTGGTGTCGACTAACACCGTTACCTTCGCCGCTCTGAACACAGAAATTCTGGAGCTGTATGTGGGCGGTAAGTACATAAAGACCACGTTCGGTGTGTGTGCCAGCGTTCAAGACGCTGTCGATGACATCAACGCCGCGGCCGCGGAAATCGTGTGCTATCCCTGTACTGTCGCTGGCGTGTACGACGCAGCGGGAACCTACATCGCCTTTCAGGTGGGCGGCGCCGAGCCTACTGGCGGTGAGGTCATGGCTTTCTTCAGCGATGAGTCCACTGCCTGGGCTAACATTGGCTTCACCGGAACAGTGAACTTGTATCAGCCTCTGACCGCTCTGTTGGCTGTGATCAACGGCACCATGGGCGCGGGCTTTGCTGTCGCCAGTGCCGGTCGTTTGAAGATGGCGAGTGCTATCATCGGCGACGAGAGCAAGGTTGAGTTGGGCTTGGGTACGGCTAACACCAAGCTAGGCTTGACTGACAACGACTACGAAGTCGGCAATCCCTTCCCGCCGGCGGCGGCTGATGCTGTCTACTGCGAGGGCACGTTCGTAGGTTACATCCTCGCTGCCATGCCCGGCGGCGTGGGGACGGACCTGAAGTTAGATCGCGAAGTCACCCACGCTACGTACTTGAAAAAGTACTGGTATATTCAAGCGAGGGAGATCTCTTCAACAGCGGCGGGCATCACGCGGCCGACGGCAGATCTAACCATCAACACCGCCGGCGATGCCGCGATTAAGCACGACGTCGTGCGCGACACCTACGGCGAGCCGATCACAACGGCACTGGC